GCGGCTTTGCTCGGTTCAGGAAGCGCTTGCCGCGTTTACCCGTTCGGGATTGCGCCGGAAGGTGTGGCGCGTATTACCATCCGTTACCGCTCCGGCCTCGACGCTTCGATGCGTATCCGCCGCGGTACAGTCATTTATAATATTGCCGGGATTTTACCTGATAAAGAAAGCGGGCTCGATTACCTTACGATACCCGTTAGCGCTGGAGTCAATGAGGGTTGAAAGTTGCGATTATTGCGAGCGGCCCTTCCTTAACTTTGGAAGACTGCGAAAAAGTAAGAGCCGCCGGGCTTTTTACCATAACCGTTAATACCAGCTATAAAGCCGCCCCCTGGGCAAATGTTTTTTATGCAGGCGACGGGGTTTGGTGGGAACATAACGCCCCCGAAGGTAGCGCGGAAAAGTGGACGAATTCCAAAACCGCCGCTAAAAAGTTTGGTATAAATCGGTTTAATTGCCAAAGCGGGTTTAACAGTGGGGCACAGGCTATTTTATTCGCCATCGAACGGGGCGCAACGGAAATAATATTACTAGGGTTCGACGGAAGCGTGGAAAACGGCGAACACTGGCACGGAAGGCACGAGAAAACACAAAACCCCGACGCGTCTTCCTGCAGGATGTGGCAACAACACTTTAAGCAGCTACCGCGAACGGTACCGATAATAAATTGTTCCAGGCATAGTGCCATTGACGTATTTAAGAGAGCAAACCTTGACGAGACAATTTAAGCATATTTGCGCAACCGTACCGCAGGGCGTCGGCGATATTTTTTGGTGCTATCAAAAATTAAAACCGCATTGTGAGACGATCTCTTTTAAAATTGCCGTTTTAAATTCAGCGTGCCCCGTTCAGGGCCGCGCCGAAAAAATCATTTTAGACTTACCCGGCGTGACGGAAGTAACGCTTTTAAAACTCAATATAAAAGAGTACGAACAGTTAATTGGCGCCAGGTATAGCCTGGATATTATTTTAAACAACCGCGCCGACCACATTCAGACAAAATACAGTGTAAACCATTTACTCGATAACGGCGTCAAGCTTGAAGCGTTGGACGCGTTGCCCGTTTTGTACGATGTACCTTTGCCGCTCGAGAGTATGCCCGACTTGCCTGCAGGGTACGCCGTTTTTTATGTTTCCGGTACAACGGCCAACGTTAAAGCGCAACGCGACCTTAAATTGTGGACTTATGCGGCATGGGCACACTTGATAAAAAAGGCAGGTTGCCCGGTCGTGCTAACCGGCGCCGAGTTTGACGCCGAAGTCATGCGCCAGATTAAAAAGCTTTGCCCGGAAGTTACGCTCGTCATACAGCCTGAGCCTGCAAAATTATTTTACCTATTAAAAAACGCCGCTTTTTTCGTCGGGTATCAATCCGGCCTGAGCGTGTTAGCGGATAACCTGGGGGCAAAGTCGTTAATTGTTTATTTTGACAAACTCCCGCTAATGCAAGACTCGTGGGCGCATCCGGCCCGGCGTGAAACCCATTTCAATTGGTGCTATTTTTCCGACGGTATCGAGAAAGCCGCCGCAATAATGAAGGCGCGCCTATGCTCTTAACCGGAATGCACGGGCTAGGCGATAATATTTATACGCGGGCTTTTATCCCCCGCGATCAAGTCGTTTACATAAAAACCCCGTGGCCTGAAATTTACGAAGACTTACCGCTCGTCCGGTGCGTGGCTTCCGGTTCGCCTTTGCGTACACAACGAAAAAACGAACAGCAAACGGCGTACAAGTTCCACGAGGCGCCCGCAGGTAATTTTAAAAAGGTACATTATGCAAACGTGCCAATTTTCCAAGGTTTGGCGGGGTCAATTGGAACACCGGCGCAACAAATGAGCCTTCCGGACTTCGGCCCGCCGCCCTTTGCTCAAAAATACGCGGTGATACGCCCCGCAACGGTTCGCAAAGAATGGGCCGCCCCGGCACGCAATCCCAAACCGGAGTATTTAGCTTATTGTGCCGACCAACTAAAAAGGGCGGGGTATTTAGTAATATCCGTCGCCGATCTTGAACCAGGGCACGAAGTCGCCGCAGGGCCGTTGCCTTATGCCGATATCCAGTACCACGCGGGCGAGTTATTAATAAAAGAACTTTTGCGGCTTACGCAACACGCGGACGTCATTGTCGGCGGGGTCGGCTGGATCGTGCCGGCGGCTATTGCACAAAGTCGCTCAGCTTTCATTATTTGTGGCGGCGAGGGCGGCTGGAATCATCCGGACGTAATAACCCACCCCTCTATGGACTTAACAAAAATAACATTTATAAAACCCGATAACTTTTGCCTATGTAGGAGCCACCAGCATGACTGCGACAAAACCATTAAAGACTTCCCCAGCTTATTCGATAGTTGGATCCTTAATTTGGGATAATGTGCGCGGCTATGGTCTGGACGAAACGCCCGCCATTTCGTACGAGGCAGACTACTGGGAAGAATACCAACGCCGTGACGTAACCGAGATTGGCCGAGCTTTAACAAAGGCTCGTTGCGAGCTTGTAGCACGCCACACTAAAAAGGTGCCCGTTGATATAGGCATCGGGGCCGGCGCGTTTGTGTTGGCTTCGTGCGGCTTTGGCTATGACGTAAACCCCGTCGCGGTCGAATGGCTTAAAAGAGGCGGCCGTTTTATTGACCCCTATCAAAGCTTCCCTGGATGTTTAACTTTTTGGGATTCGCTCGAACATATACCCGACCCGAAAGCCCTGTTAAACCGAGTGCCCCGAGGCGGCCACGTATTTGCGGCCATTCCAGTATTTGAAAATATGGAACATTGTTTAAACTCCAAGCACTACAAGCCCGGCGAGCACTTGTGGTATTTTACGCACGAGGGTTTTTTGGCGTATATGGAAGATTTGGGCTATTCTTGTTTAGAGCATACCAACGTGGAAACTATTATCGGGAGGGAAGGCGTTAACTCTTACGCTTTCGTAAAAAATTAACGATAAATTCGAACTAATTGGCGTCGATGAACTTTTAAAAAAGTTTAATTCGATAAACTATGAAACCCGCTACAAAGGCGGGCGCTTTGCGCTTCGGAAAGCCGCTAATATTGTTGCAGATAAAGCCCGGCAAAATGCGGGAGATATTGACGACCCCGAAACCGGCCGGAGCATTGCGGCCAATATCGCCACACGTTGGAACGGGCGATTATACAAAAAGACGGGCGATTTAGGCTTTAGGGTTGGCGTTCTACATGGTGCGGTTTTAAAGGACGGCGGCGAGAAGACCGCAAACAGCCCGACGCCGCATTGGCGGCTTTTGGAGTTCGGGACAGAGAAAATGAAAGCGCAACCTTTTATGAGGCGAGCCCTTGCGGATAATGTGGAAGCCGTGGCGGATGCTTTTACGCGCGAGTATAATAAAGCTTTAGACCGGGCAATTAAAAAAGGCGGCTCAAATGTACCCTGATATCTTCGAAATATTAAGCGCAGACACGTCCGTCGCGGCTTTGCTCGGTTCAGGAAGCGCTTGCCGCGTTTACCCGTTCGGGATTGCGCCGGAAGGTGTGGCCAAGCCTTACGTTACATGGCAAACAATAAACGGCGGCCCCGAGAACTATTTGCAAGGCTCCCCAGACATTGATAACTTTACGCTGCAGATCGATTGCTGGGGCACGAGCGTCACAAGTGTTCGAAATGTAGCCAACGCTATACAAAATGCGATACAATCACAAGCATACGTCACAACTTTGCGCGGGGACTCTCGAGACCCTGTAACGTTAAGTTACCGCCAAGGCTTCGATGTTTCATGGTTTAAACCGAGAGGGTAAAAAAAATGTCAAAAATTACGCAAGGTACACAGATTTATTTTATTGACCCGTTCGACAATTCCTTGGTGACTGTCGATTGTGCCACAACATTTACCCCAGGCGGTTCGCCCGCCGACCAGATCGAAACGACTTGCCTCGAAGCAACCGAGCGCGAATACGTCGCAGGCTTGCGCACGCCTGGTCAAGCGTCTATGTCGGTTAATGCCGACCCAACCAACGCCAGCCATGTCCGTATGCACGAACTGAGCGAAGCGAACCCTCAGGAAGTTTTAAGTTGGGCGGTAGGTTGGTCTGACGGCACAGCGGCGCCAACGGTTAACACGGCTGGCGATTTTGTGTTGCCGACCACTCGCACGTGGTTTACGTTCCAGGGTTATATTTCCGACTTCCCGTTCGATTTCCAATTGAACGCAGTTGTTACCTCAGCAATCACGATACAACGCTCCGGCGGTTCGGCGTGGGTGCAAAAGGTATAAACCATGGGTTTACTTGATCAGGCGGGGGCGTTCATCGGGGCGCCCGTAAAAAAGGAAATAAAATGGACGGCTAACGGCGAGGACTTTACCTTCGACGTATTTATTAAGCCGCTTTCGTACCACACCGCCAAGCATTCTATTCGCTCCGTTGCGGGGGATAGTGACGCCATTGCCGCCCGGATCGCGGCCAGTGTGTGCGACGAGCAAGGGCAACCAATTTTAAAAATCGGGGACATTACCGGCGACGCCGACCCAGTACGCGGCGCGATGTGCGAGTCTTTAGTGATGGCGTTATTAATTGCCATTGCGGAGGTGTCCGGCGTGGGAAAGCAGATACGGAGTTTAGTGCCGAAGACGAGCTTTGGTGCGAACTCGTCCTTAACGGCATCGGCGGCAAAACCGTTGAGGAAGCGCAAAAAACCATAAGCACACCCGAGTTTTATTTGTGGACGCAATACCGAAACAAACGCGGCTCGTTAAACACAGGTATGCGGCTGGAAGGTGGGTTTGCTTTACTGGCCACATTGTTTGCAAATAAAAACAGGAAGCAAGGGTCGGAGGCTTTTTCAATGCACGACTTTGCACCGCATCACGACGAGCCTGTAATAACTCTCGATGACGCCATGAAAAAATGGGGATAAGTTTAAATGGCATCAAAATCACTCGGAACCCTAACGCTTGACCTGATCGCCAAAATCGGCGGTTTTACAGGCCCAATGGATAAGGCCGCCCGCAACACCAAGAAAAACTCGAAGTCAATGTCGGATGCCCTAATTTCAGTCGGCAAAGCCTCCGCGTTGATGGCTGTTGCTGCTGGTGGCGCGTTGGCATTAATGACCATTAAGGCCGCCCAGGCAGAGGACGCAATTAAAGACCTTGCCGCCGCCAGTGGCATCGCCATAAATGATTTTAAAGCCCTTTCCTATGCGTTCGGCACGGTCGGGATATCTGCTGAGCAGCTTTCCGAAATGTCACGAAAGGCCGTTACTAGCCTCGGTAAGTTTATGCAAACGGGTAAAGGCGGCTTTGCCGACGTGTTCGAGGTACTGGCAGGTAAAGTCGACCTAACCGCCGACTCATTGCGCGGGCTTACCGGCCCTGAAGTTTTACAGAAAGTTAAAGACGCTATGGACCAAGCGAATGTGCCTATAGAGCAACAAGGCTTTTTACTCGACAAAGTGGTCAAGGGCGCCGGTAAATTAATACCGTTATTTGCGGACCAAGGTGCCGCGCTTAACGAAATGACCGACAAATTTAACAAGTATAACGAATCGCTTTTATTGAGCACCGAAGCGTCCGACGACTTGGGCGACATTGCCGACGATTTCGACTTGCTTAAAGTTACGATGGAAAACGCCACTAAGTATCTGGCGGCCGAGTTCGCCCCCGAGCTTAAAAAAGCCATTAATTGGGCGCTTGAAAACGTACCTAAAGCCGTCTCTGCTATGGAGTCTTTCTTCGGGCAATTCCGAGACGTTGAAGATATAAGCAGCGTTAACGTGTTGCTCGAAAAACAAGCTAAAAATATAGAAACCATCGCCGCCATGCAGGCCAAAGTACAAAACGGGACAGCCGGAACCCGCGTATACGATACGCTCGAAGCCGCGCTATTGGAGAACTCGGCCATAGAGTACAAGCTGGACCTGTTAAAACAGCAAGAACAAGTCCAAAAAGCCGTTGTTGCCGCCGCGTTACCGACGACCATCGACACTGCAAGCGCAAAGGTCGCACAAAAAGAAGCTATAAAACTGCAAAAAGAAGCGGCCGCCGAGCTTGTTAAATTTCACGAATGGCAAATTAAACAGGCCGACGACGAACTCGATTTAATTTACGAGCTTGACGACGCCCGCCGCGAATCGTTGCAGAAACAAAAAGACGAGTTTAACGCCCGGCGCGAAGAAGCGGCGGACTGGTTGAACGTGTTAGACAATGAAAACGCGACGGAACTGCAGCTTATCGCCCAGCACGAA